CCCTTGGGCGCGAAGTTGAAACGGGGCGTCCGTGTGTGGCCGGTGAACTCGGGCATGGCCAAGGAGGAGCTGTACCGGTGGCTGCGCCTCGAACGGCCCACGGACGAGGACCTGGCAAACGGCATCCTCTTCCCGCCGGGCTACTGCCATTTCCCGCGCTACAGCGACGAGTACTTCAAGCAGCTCACCGCCGAGCAGTTGGTGACCAAGCTCGTGAAAGGCTACCGGCGGCACGAATGGCAGAAGATGCGCGAGCGCAACGAGGCGCTCGATTGCCGGGTCTACGCACGTGCAGCGGCCGCACGCATTGGTCTTGACCGCTACCGGGAAAAGTACTGGTGCGCGATGGAGGAACGCATGGGCGCACACGTCCCATCGCGGCCCCCAGTCAAGCCGGAACCGCCCGCTCCGGCAAAGCCGGCGAAATCCCGCACGGGCCGCAGAATCGTTGGACGCTTTGGGTGGTGATCGATGGCGTGGATGCAGGCACACTTGGACGCAATCAAAGAGGCATACGCCTCCGGCGTCACGACCGTCTCGTTTGAGGGGCGCACGATGGTCTACCGTTCCCTGAACGAGATGGAACGGGTGATCGCCGCCATCGAAAAGGAACTCAACCCGGCCACCCGTCGCCGCCGCCAGTACCGGCTCTCGTCGAGCAAAGGCTTCTGACCGTGTTCAAACTTGGATCGTTTCTAACCCGCATCACACGGGGCGGGAGAGATGCGTCCAACCCTCCCGCGCGCCGGGCCGGTGGCGCCCCGTACGATGCGGCGACGACCGGGCGGCGAATGGGGTCGTGGACCACGACTCGCGATGCCATCAATTCAATCTGGTATCAATCGCAGGACCAGTTGGTGGCGCGCTCGCGGGATATCGTCCGCAAGGATGGCTGGGCCTCGAAGGCGGTGGACGAGTGGGTATGCAACGCCATCGGCAATGGCATCAAGCCGCAATCACTGCATCCGGCCGATGCAACCAAGGAGACGATCCAGAAACTGTGGAGCCAGTGGGCCAACGAGGCCGACGCGTCGGGCGCTACGGACATCTATGGCCTCCAGGCGCTTGCGTTCCGGTCGATGGTCGAAGGCGGCGAGTGCTTCGTCCGCAAGTACGTCCGGACGATGCGGGATGGGCTGACGGTTCCGCTCCAGTTGCAGTTGATCGAAGCGGAGCAGTTGCCGTATTACGTCTCGCGCCCTACGCCCGACACGCCGGCAGGCCACACCGTCAAGTGCTCGATCGAGTTCGACTCCGCCGGCCGCCACGCGGCTTACTACTTCTACAAGGGGCATCCTGGCGAGCGCATCTTTGCGCCGAACTACCTGGAGCTGATGCGGGTCCCGGCGAGAGAGGTCATGCACCTGTTCCGGCTGCTTCGCCCGGGCCAGGTCCGCGGCATTCCCTGGCTGGCGACCGCGCTCGTTCGTCTGTGGGAACTCGACCAGTATGACGACGCGGAGCTGCTCAGGAAGAAGTTCGCTGCGATGATGATGGCCTTCATTGTTCGCACGAACCCGGAAGACCCGTTCTTCCCCGGCTCCTCGCCCGGTGAGATGAACGAGTCGGGCGGACCCGCAGCGTCGAGTGAGGAAGGTGTGATGGAGGCGCGTCTTGAAGCGGGGACGATGCAGGAACTGGACCCGGGCGAGGACGTGAAGTTCACCGAACCGGCGGATGTGGGCGGGAACTACGAGGCCTTCGAACGGCTCCAGTTGCTGCGGATCGCCGCCGGAATCGGCCTGCCTTACGACGTGCTCACCGGCGACCTCTCGCAGACGAACTACTCGTCGATCCGGGCTGGCATCCTGTAGTTCCGCCGACTGTGCGAGCAGATCCAGTACAGCGTCTTCATCTACCAGTTCTGCCGTGCGACCTGGCAGGCGTTCATTGAGCAGGCGGCGCTCGCCGGCCAGTTAGATGCGCGCGACTACCAGGCAAACCGCGCCGACTACCTTGCGGTCGAGTGGCACACGCCGAAGTGGGCCTGGGTCGATCCGGAGAAAGACGTCAAGGCCGAGATCCTGGCGATCCGCGCCGGCCTGAAGTCGCGGAGCATGTCGATCAACGAAACCGGCATGGACGAGGAAGAAGTGGACCGGCAGATCTCCAAAGACAACGAGCGCGCCGACCGGCTCGGTCTCATTCTCGACTCCGATCCTCGCAAGACCACACCCAAGGGGAATCTGCTGGCGGGCGGCGAGGAGAAGGACAAGCAGGGACCGGAGAGCGAAGAAGGCAGGAAGGAGACGACCGAGTGAAGACGAGCTATCTCCCGCACCTCGCCGGACGGGTGTTTGGGGTTCCGCTGCTGATCCAGCCCCAGAAGCTGAGCGTCATCCTCCAGGCGATCGGGCCGCGCGTCGGCATTCCCGATCCGGTCGCACTCGAAGAAGTGATCGTTCCAGTCGCCATGCCAATGGACGATGGCCTGGACGGCGCGGGTCCCGACAAAGAACGCGACCGCAAGCCGTACATGGTGACTCCGGACGGCATTGCGGTGATCGGCATCTCCGGCACGCTGGTGAAGAAGGCATCGTGGCTGGATACCGAATCCGGCCTCCAATCCTACGAGAGCATCCGGAGCCAGTTCGGCGACGCCGTCGCGGACCCGCGCATCCGGGGAATCCTGCTCGACGTGGATTCGCCCGGCGGTGAGGTCGGCGGCCTGTTCGACCTGGCTGACGAGATCTTCGCGGCGCGCCAGGAGAAGCCGGTATATGCGGTCGCGAACGACGAGGCCTTCTCCGCTGCGTACGCCCTGGCATCGAGTGCGGAGAAGCTGTTCGTCACGCGGACCGGCGGCATTGGATCGGTGGGTGTGATCGCGGTCCACCTGGACCAGTCGGGCTTCGACGAGAAGGTCGGCCGGAAGTTCACCGCAGTCTATGCCGGCGCGCGCAAGAACGATTTCAGCACGCACCAGCCGCTCACCGACGACGCCCGCGCCACGCTCCAAACCGAGATCGACCGGCTCTACGAGATCTTCGTGGGCGCGGTCGGCCGGAACCGCGACTTGAAGGCCGCGCTGGTTCGGAACACCGAGGCGGGCCTGTTCTACGGCGAGAAAGCGCTCTCCGCTGGCCTCGCGGATCGGGTAGGCACGTTTGACCAGGCCGTGGCCGCCGTAGTCGAGGCGGCGAAGGCCCGAAGGCAAGCTCGCGTCACGGCGTCTGCCGGGACGCAGATTCCACAAGGAGAAATGACGATGGACCAGGAAGTAACTAAGACGGCAGACGCCACCGCTGCTCCGGCGCCGCCGGTACCCACGGAAACGAAACCAGCGGAGACTCCGACTCCCGCCGCGGCACCTGCCGCGCCGGCTGTCGACGCCGCCGCAATCGAGGCCAACCTCCGCGCGCAGTACGAAGAGATCGCGGCGCTGTGCTCCCTGGCCGGCAAGCCAGAGTTCCTGCCGGAGACCATCTCGAAGAAGATGACCGTTCAGCAGGTGCGCGACGCGCTGCTGGCCGCCAAGGCCGCGGACTCGCAACGCACGGCGGTGCAGACGCAGACGCACGCGCTGCCGATGGGCGCGGAGGCGCAGTTGAAGGGAACCGCCGAGCAGATCGCGGCGGCGAAGCGCATCCCGTACGCGCAGGCGTATGTGGAGGCGCTGACCCAGAACCCCAAGCTCTACGAGCAGTACCTCGCTGAGAAGTCGGCCACGGTGAAGCCGAGTTAGCACGGCGAGCCAAATCCAAACGACGAAGGAGACAACGATCTATGGCTTACGAATTAGGTCTGACGACGCTCACCGTTGAGGCCGGCCAGGACCTCAGCGGGAAGCAATTCTACTTCGGGACCATCGCCGCCGATGGGCAGGTGGACCCGACTGGCGCCGGCCTGGCAGCAGACGGCGTGATTCAGAACAAGCCTGACGCGGCGGGTAAGGCCCTCGCGTTCGCCTGCCAGCCTGGCCAGGTGTCGAAGGTGGTGGCGGGTGCGGCCGTCGCGCGCGGGGCCCTGCTCGAGGCGGATTCCAGCGGGCGCGCCGTCACACAGTCCTCGGGCAAGATCCTCGGCAAGGCGCTCGCCGCAGCCGGCGCGGCGGGCGAGATCATTCCAGCCCTTCTGATCCTCCAGCGGTAGCAGCAGCCAGCAAACGAAAGGAGCATAACCAACCATGTACCTCCCGACTCCCGGTGACGTCCACGTCAATACCCCGCTGACGCAGATCAGCATCGCATACCTGCAGAATCAGTCGGAGTTCGTGGCGTCGCAGATCTGCCCGGTGATTCCGGTTTCCAAGCAAAGCGACCGCTACTACGTCTACAATCGCGGCGACTTCTTCCGCGATCAGATGCAACAGCGCGCGCCCGGCACTCCCGCCGCCAGCGTGGGCTACCGGCTGGACAACACGCCCACCTACTTCTGCAACGTGTGGGCCGAGTCCAAGCCGATTCCCGACCAGCTTCGCGGCAACGCCGACCCGGTCATCAACATGGACCGCGACGCAACCGAGTTCCTCAGCCAGCAAGCGCTGATCCGGCGCGAAAAGCTCTTCGCGGGCGCACTGTTCTCGACCGGCAAGTGGGGCACCGATATGACCGGCGTCGCCGCCGGCCCTACCGGCAGCCAGTTCCTCCAGTGGAACGATCCGGCCTCGAACCCCATCGAGGACATTCGCGCCGGGAAGCTCGCCATCAAGCAGGCCACGGGCTATCCCGCCAACACGCTGGTGATCTCGGAACCGGTATGGCTGAAGCTGGTGGACCATCCCGACCTGGTGGACCGCGTGAAGTACGGCCAGACCAACGGCGGTCCCGCCCGCATCACGCGCGAGGCACTGGCGGCGATCCTCGAAATCGACCGCATCCTCGTGATGGGCGCCATCGAGAATACGGCGGCCGAGGGCGCCGCGGCGTCGCACTCCTTTATCGGCGGCAAGCAGGCGCTGTTGGCGCACGTCGCCCCCAACGCCGGGCTGCTCACGCCGAGCGCCGCTTACACCTTCGCGTGGAGCGGGTATCTCGGCGCCGGCGCGGAAGGCAACCGGATCAAGCGGTACCGGTGGGAGATCATCGCCTCCGACATCGTCGAGATCGAGATGGCCTTCGACATCAAGCTCGTCGCGAGCGAGATGGGCTATTTCTTCGCCTCGGCGGTCGCGTAGCCGGGAGGATTGCTATGGCCTACCGTGCTTTGCCGAAGTTCGATCCCTCGGCGCAATACCTGGCGACCGAGCGCCTGCCAGTCTTCAACGGCCAACCCATGAAGCCGGGGGAGGCGATGCCGCCTCCTCCGGACGCTCCGGGTCCGGCGCGGCAGTACCTGCGAACGCTGCGGCAGTTGTTCGAATTGCGGAAGGTGCAGATGGCCGGGCCCCCCGCAGCCCCTCAAACCAAACAGCGGAAGGAGAAAGCGCATGGGCGTGCAAAAGTTTAAGCAGCGCGTGATGGCGGCCGGCGTCGTGCAGGGCGGCGGCGAGCTCCGGTACGCCGAAGTCGTCCTGACCTCGGCGGAGGTGAAGGCGCTTCGCGCCACGCCGAAGACCCTGGTCCCTGCGCCCGGCGCCGGCAAGGTGCTGGAGTTCCTGGGCGGCCTGGCGTTCCTCGACGCGGGGACGAACGTCTTCGCGGAGGCGACCGCCAATCTTGCGGTGAAGTTCACCAACGGCTCCGGCGTGCAGGTGTCGCAGACGGTGGAGACGACCGGCTTCATCGACCAGGCCGCCGACACCGTGACGAACATCCTGCCCAAGCTGGACAGCATCGTGTCCAAGGCAAATGGGGAGAACCAGCCGCTGGTGCTGCACAACCTGGGGGCGGGCGAGATTACGGGCAACGCCGCCGGAGATGGCGTGCTGCGCGTGAAGTTCGCGTACCGCATCCATCAGACCGGTTTCTAGCGAAGGTGGTTCGTGGCTTCCGATGCGTTCGGCATCCTGAATCGCACGGTCGTGGCGACCTTCGGCCAACTGGTGCTCTACCAGCCCGCCACCGGCCAGGCGTTCAGCGTCAAGGCGATCCTCGAACGCTCCACGGATGAGCAACGCCATACCGAAGGCGTCTACGCACGGCTGTTCGTCAACCTCGCGGACTTCGTAACTACGCCGGAACACGGCGATGAACTGACCGTGGCCGGCAAGACCTACAAGGTGTACGAGGTGCTGTCCGATCCGACACGCGGCGCGTGGCTGGCGCTTCGGGAATCGTGAGGCAGGCATGGCGTCCGTGCGGATCTACCAGAAAAAGCAGATCCGGCTTGACCGTCTGAACTTCAAGCAGCACCAGATGTTCAAGATCGGAAACGTCGGAGTGGCGGCGGTGAAGAACCGTGTGACCGCGGCCCAGGGACCGGACGACTCGCCGGCCAAGCCGCTCACCAAACGGTACGCGATCCGGAAGACGAGACTGGGCCGGGGCAACCGGCGCAACCTCACGCTGACCGGCGACATGCTCCGCAACTTCATGGTGCGGTCGGTGAGCGAGAAGCAGGCCAAGGCCAGCAACTCGACCCGGAAAGACCGGATCAAGGCGTGGATCAATCAGAAGATCGAGCCCTGGGTGGTTTTCTCGCCCAAGAACCGCGCGGCGGTAGCCGAGGCTACCAGGCGGGTGGTCGCGGAGATGGTCCCGCGCCTGACCCTGGAGCGTTCCCTCGGCGGTAAACAGCAATGATCGACCCCTCGCAACTGGTAACCAACCTGGTCGCGATGCTCCGCGACATCCCGGAACTGATCTCGGAGATGGGTGGCGATCCGGAGCGGATCTACGCCTATCACGATCAGTACCCGAAGCGCGTGAGCCTCGCGCACGCGATCCACTCGATGCCGGCGCCCGCGATCATGGCGGTCTGGCAGGGCACCGCACCAGGATCGCTCGGGGGCATGGATGTGTGGAAGCATCAGGTCGCGCTCTACCTGCGTGCCCGCGAAACCGCTGATGGCGATCCGCCCACCGCTTATTACCGGCTGTTCCGGCTGATTACCAAGGGTGTACCCACAGCCGCGGGCGTGCCCATGTTGAACGCCACCGTCCATCCCTCCTGCTACCCCATGGACCTTCCCATGGTCCAGCGGCAGACGGATGCCGAGGGCCTTGACTATTTCGAAGTTCCCATTACGTTCACGGAGATCGGCGATGAATGACGGAAACCGTGTGTGGTTAAAACCTCCCTTCGGAGCGGGCGAGCCGAAGGAAGTGGAGGCAACGCCGGAGATCCTCACCCCAATGCTCGTAGCTGGCTGGAGCCAGTGTGAGCCGCCGGCGCGGAATCAGGAGGTAGAGACGGATGTCCACGACTAGACTTCAGGAAGTATTGATCGCGTTCGGCAAGGGCAAGCAGGTGGACATCGCCACCGCCCAGGCCGCCGCCGCGCTCTGGCGGTTTTCCAAGTTGAACGGAACGCTCGCCAATCCGGTTCTCCAGACGGAGAACGACGCCGAGGAATACGGCAAGGGCCACGAGTTCGCGACCGCCACGTACAAAACCGCGTGGGACATGAACGGATCGATTGAGAAGTATCTCGGCGCGGAGATCGCGGCCTGGGCGGTCTGCTTCGGGCTGGGCAAGGTGGTGAAGTCCGGCGCGACCCCGAACTTCACTTACACCTGCACGCCGCTGATTCCGGCGAACGGCGATGCCGCCGAACTCCCGTACTTCTCGTTCGTCGAACAGATCCGTCCTGGCGCAGGCGTGGTGCTGGACCGCCAGGCCGTGGGCTGCGCGCTGGAGAGCTTTCAGATCACCGTCGGCTCCGGGCCGGGTCGAGCCAACTCCAAGATCACCTGCGAATTCGTGGGCTCAGGCAAGGTCATCGACGGCGCGACCGGGATCACAATGCCCGCAGCGCAGGTTGAAAAGCTCCTGCCCTCGGCGTCGCTGACGCTCAGCATCAACGGCGTCGACTATGTGACCAACAAGAACATCGTGTCGCTGGAGACCGGATGGAAGAACAATATCCGGACGGACTCGGGCTTCTTCCCTGGATCCGGTTTCCAGACTGCGGGCGATGGCTCCTCGGGCGCGATCCGCGGCCGGCTGGAGTTCGGCGGCCGGCAGGGCAATCTCAAGTTTGTGGCGCGCTTTGAGAACGGCTCGACCGAATACACGAAGCTCAAGGCCCAGACCACGGGCACGGCGGTGATTTCGCTGTCCTACGACGCCAACAACTCGCTCGAGTTGACGTGGCAGAAGGTCGCGTACCAGACGGTCGAGATCGGCGAGACGGACGGCATCCTCACCGTGTCGGTGGACTGCGTGCCGATGTACGACGCTACGAACGGCATTCTGACCGCTGTCGCGAAGTGCGGGGTGGATGGCATCTGCCAGTAGGAACGGATTCTTATGGATAATAAGACTGCTGTTTTCGACGCGGCCAGGCCGGTCGCGGTGCAACTCCGGGGCCCGGGCGGCGTGAAGACCGTCCGCGTCCGCTTTCCTTCCGACGACGAGTGGGCCGAGCGCCAGCGCCGCCGCAAGGTGATCGTGAAGAACCTCGGCCGCGGGATCTCCGAAACGCTGATCCCCAACGGCGAGGACATCGACGCGGCGCTCCTGGCGAAGATTCGTACCGAGGAGGAACCGGAGCTCGATGCGTTCGAAGCCCAGAAGATCATCGAGCAGTTGGCCACTTGCGACGTGGATGACGTGTTGCTCGCCGGCGACTCGTTCCGGGTCGCATTGCGGGTGCTGGGCACCGACACCACGCATGTACTGAAGATGCCGTCCGCGAAGGACGTAAACCAGTACCGGCGGGCTTTCGCGCGCGTTTTGGACCTGCCGTACAACCGGCAGGAGATCACGATCAACGTGCGCGCGGCGGGCGATTTGTACAAGAAGCTGATCGAGTCGAGTGAGGGGTACGCCGGCGAGGTCCCGATCATCCATCAGGCCGTCGCGGTGAAAGCCGCGATCGACGCGCTCGACAAGTCCTTCCAGGAGGACCGCGAGGCAAATTTTTAGCGGAGGAGTGGCCGGAGACACCGTCCCTCCGCTATCTCATCCATTGGGCGCTCCGGCGCGACGAGCTATGCGAGCCCGCCCTGTGTCCGGACGCGCCCGAAGGTGGTCGTTGCGACCACTGCCCCCAAGACAAACTCGACGCCGCGCGGGCATCCGAAGCCGGATTGCTCATCCGGCGCGCTCTGGACCTGCAGGCCGCCCTCAACCTCGGCATCCACGTCGGCCTTGACGATATCCGGGCCGACGAGTTCTACACCATGCTGATCCTGGACGAGGAGCGGGACCAGTTGGAGCGCGAGCGGGCGAATGCCGGACGCCGCTAGGCCGCCTGGTGCACCGGTTCGTAGTGGAGGCGGATCAGTTGCTCCGCCTTGACCGCGACCATGGCAAAGGTCTTTCCGCTTTCGTCCGCGAACTCGACCTCGTAGACGCCAGGCGCCCAGCTCTCAACCACCGTCCCCACTTGGCCGCGCACGAGGCCATGCTCGGGTAGGTCTTCGAGCAGTGCAACGACTGAATGCATCTCAATGCCTGCCATGGCAATCACCCTGTTTATAGTACATAACAACTCGTGAGGCGCGGCAACCCATCCTCGGACCGCACAATCCAGGTGGTGCGGATTCTAACGGCTCGTCCCTGACGGAAGAAATCGAAATCGACGACATAGCGTTGGCCGTACACGTTCGCGACTCCAAGTTCCGCTTCAGCCTCTCGGGCCGCGGAGAGGATCGCCACCCTCAATTCTTCGGCGTCGGACTCCCGGATTCCGACCGAAGCGAAAACGCGGGCCTTGTTTCGCCCGCGAGGATGCTGTGAGTTGAGGCAGTAATCCAACAGCTTCCGGATATCGACAATGGCATGGTCGCCATTGGGCAGCTTCATGAACCACCCATCGTAACCGCGCATGGCTTCCGATAACAAGATCGAACTGGTCGTCACCGTCGAGGTGGACAGGGCCAACAAGTCGATCAAGAGCGTCAACGCCAACCTGTCGAGCATCGAAGCCGCCGCCACGCGTTCCGCGCGCGCGGCCTCCTCCGGCATCGACGGTATGACGGCCTCGATGGTCAAGGGCGCCACGGCCGGCAACCTGCTCGCGGACGGCATCAAAAAGGTGCTCGGGTGGGTGAAGGATCTGACCATCGAGACTGCCAAGTACGCCGCCCGTACCGACGTGCTGGCGATGGTGACGCAGCAGTTGGCGAAGGTGAACAACGTCTCCGCCTCCGGCGTGAGCCTGCTCGTTGAGCGCATCAAGGAACTGGGCATCACCACGCAGGAGGCGCACGGGGTCATCCAGAGGATGATCTTCGCGGAGTTGGACCTCGGCAAAGCGGCGCAGTTGGCCGACGTTGCGCGCAACGCCGCCGTCATCGCCGGAGTCGATACGTCGCAGGCGTTGGAGAACATCATCCTCGGCATCACGACCGGCCAGACCCGGCTGCTGCACAACATGGGCCTCCAGGTGTCCTTGCTGAACGTCGAGGCGGCGGCCGCGAAGGAGTTGGGCCACCAACTGTCCGACCAGGAGAAGCGCGAGGCGATGCTGAACGCGGTCCTGAAGGAGGGCGTAAAGATCCGCGGCACGTATCCCGCCGCAATGGAACTGGTCGGCAAGCAGATGACCTCGCTGCCCCGGTACTTCAAGGAGGCGGCGAACGCTGTTGGCGAGAACTTCCAGCCCGCGCTCAAGAAGGTCGTGGACACTCTGAAGGATCTCGCGTTTTGGCTCAAGGACAACGCTGGACAAGTGGCCGAATTCGCAAAAGGGATCGCGGCGCTCGTCGCGGCCGGAGCGGTGGGCCTCCTGGCTACGAAGATTTGGGGACTGGTCGGCGCGCTCCAGGCATTGGGCGCGGCTGCGATGGCCAACCCTATCGGCCTGATTGCGGCGGGCGTGGCCCTCGCGGGCGGCATCATCTATTCGGAGTGGCGCCGGATGAAGCAGTCCTACGAGGAGATGGACGCCACGTACCAGAAGTGGATCACCAGCCAGATCGCCGGCGCGAAGACCGGCGCGGATCTGAAGTCCGCGACGGAGAAGGTGGAGAAGGCGTTCGAGGCCGGGACCATCGACGCGAAGCAGTACACGCAGGCTCTCGACATGCTCGATGCGGCCAAGGCGCGCGTGTACGGCTGGGGCGACCTGTCGGACGTCACCAAGAATCTCGGGCTCAAGATCACGATCAAGGACCCGAAAAAGGAAGCGGAGGCGGCGAAGGCGCTCGCCGAGGAGGTCGGCAAGGCGCAACTGGCCAACGAGAAGGTCTTCCGCGATCGCGCTCTGGAGGCGGGCAAGGCCGGGATTACCGGCTTCGCCAAGGACGTGGCCGATATCAATGCGGAGATCCAGAAACGGACCGTGCTCGTGGACCAGCAGGGCCAGTCCCATCGGTTCTCGCTCACCCGAAAGGCGTGGGACTCGATCATTCAGGAGATGCGGCTGAAGCTCCAAGCCTTCAAGGATCACTTCGCGGAGGAGAACAAGAAGGCGCTCGCAGATTACCTGAAGGACGAGGAGGCGGCGGCGAAGAAGCAATTGGACTGGGAGGCCAAGGCATACCAGCAACGTCTCCAGCACGAGGTCGAGATCTCCGACCGGAGCATGGACAACCTGAAATCCGTTTACGCCTTCCAGGAGGACCGCGCGGGCTTCGAGCGGGACGCGCGCCTGCGCGAGTTGGACAGCGTCGATGCGCGGACGATCCAGCAGAAGGTCGCGGTCGAGCAGCAGAAGGCGCAGATCGAGATCGAATACCTGCAAAAGGTCCACGAGGTGAAGCAGGCGCTCTACGATATCGACACGCGCCGGATGCTGCTGGAGGAGGAGTTGACGCTCAAGCGGCTGGGCTACAACGCCGACGAGATCAGGGCGCGCATCGCGGACCTCAAGCAGGAGCGGCAGGACATCCGGAACCAAGCGGACGAGGCCAACGACAACGCGGTCAAGGCTGCGCGCGAGAACGCCGCCAACCGGAGTGCGGAGATGGTGCGCCAGCACAACCAGCAGATCTTCGAGTCGTTGAAGCAGCAGGCGGGCGGCGTGTTCGACGCGCTCCTCCAGAAGTCGCAGTCGGTCTGGTCGGCCATCGGCAACTCGTTCAAGACCGCAATCCTGACGGCCATCAAGGAGGTCGTCACCTCGCGGGTCGCGGCCATGCTGATGCAGTTGTTCACCGGCCAGAAGGTGTCGTTCGCGGGCGGTGGCGCGGGGCCTGGCGGTTCGGGCGGGATGCTCGGCGGGCTGGGCGGCCTCCTGGGGATCGGCGCGGTCCCGGTGTTCGCAGGCGCCACGCCTGGAGTCGGCGTCGTTCCCGGCGTTACTCCGGGCACCACGCCTCCCTTCGTTCCGGGCAGCGGCGGGTTGACCTCGAAGGCCGGCGCGGCGAACTTGTTCAACTGGCAGAACATCAAGAACCTCGCCAGTTGGAAAAATCTTTACTCCGCGATGACGCTGGGCGGCGGGCTGATGCTGCTCAGTGGCGTCCAGCGTGGAAGCGCACTCAGCACCATCGGCGGCGGCGCGCTCATGGGCGCGGGCATCGGCCTGTCCGGTGGTCCCATCGGCGCGGTGGGCGGCGCGGGCATCGGCCTGTTTGCGGACGCCATGCGGCGCGGCGGCGGCTGGGGAGTCGCGGAGGGCGCGGCCGGCGGCGCCATGTTCGGCTGGAACGTCGGCGGTCCTCTGGGCGCGCTCATCGGCGCGGGCGTCGGGGCCCTTGCTGGCGTCGTGCGGCTGTTCGTGAAGGGCGCGACGGAGAAGGCCCGCCAGAAGATCAAGGATCTGTACGGCGTGGATATCTCCGACAAGGCGGTGCTGCAGCAGATCGTGGACATGGCCAAGCAGTCCTGCGGCGGCAACCTGGACATGGCGATCCGGACGCAGCAAATTCGCGACCTGATCCAGTTGTACGCCATGAGTACGGGCCAGCAGACCAAGGGCATGCCCGCCACCGTTCACCCGCTCGATGTGGTCCAGACGGGCGGGTCGCTCTACCAATCGCCCGGCTATAACAACGGGACCGCGCTCCCCGGCTTGGGCGGTCTGCCGACGCTCGATTCCATCGGCGGCGGGGCCTCCGGCGCGCAGCCGATGGTGATCCAACTCGACGGCCCGGCGACCACGACTCTCCTGCAAGGGCAGGCGGTGCGCGCCATCGCCAGCAACCCGCGCATCGTGCAGGGCGCGGTGATGAGCGCGTCGAGGTCCAACGCCGGCCGGCGGGAGTTGGCCAGCCTGCAACTCAGTCCTGGATTGGTGACCTCGTAATGCCTGGCTCCGTCGCCAACGCCGTACCGGCCACGGTGCTTCCTCAAGGCCTGTCCCGCGCATTCGTTCACACGCGCGAGTACCCGGTGATTGATAACGAGTACCGGAACGGGGAATCGCAGCGGTCGGTGCAGGCCGCTACCAGCAGGAAGAAGTGGACGCTCACGAAGCGGCTGTCGCCGTCGCAGTTGGCCACGCTCCGGGCGTTCTATGACGCGCGGGGCGGGAGCCTCGAACCGTTCTACTTTTACGATCCGTACGAGACGAACCCGAAGTTCTCGTACGACCCGACCGGCGCGGCGGTGACCGGCAGGTACACCGTCCGGTTCAACTCCGATTGGAGCCAGTCCGTCACGCCTGGCAGGTCGGACGTCCAGATCGAATTGATCGAAGTCGCTTAGCGCAAATCCCAACCCATGATCTTCATCAAGCCCGGCGTTCGCATTACCGGCCTCCGGCCGGAGATCCTGCTCGCGGCGGTTGCCGCGGAACGCGTGTACGAGGTAACTGGCCACGACCTGACCATCACGGCGTGCGTGGACGGTAAGCACATGGCCGGATCGCTCCACTACACGGGCGCGGCCATCGACGTTCGCACGCGCGACGTGCCCGCCGACAAACTTCAGACCATCCTGGCGAAGCTCAAGGAGTGTCTGGCTGGCGACTTCGACGTGCTGCTCGAAGGCGACCACATCCATATTGAGTTCCAGCCCAAGCAGAGTTTGACCAATGCCTGACACCATCGGCGACATCAGCGTTCCGGAGATCGCGGCCTCCGGCACGTTCCCCATCGTGCCCGAGTACCCGCACGGGCGCGCCAGCCACCCGGCCGTGGCCATCCACCAGTTCGGCTCCGGAAACGCGAAGATCGAGCAGCGGTTCCTGCTGGGCACGGGCGCCAAACGGTTCACCGTGCGCCGCACGTGGATGAACGACGCGCAGCGGATCGTGCTCCGGAACTTTTGGGAGGCCAAGTACGGGCCGTACGGCGCGTTCACCTACAACGCGCCCAACGACGACGGCAACGGCACCACCGCTTACACCTGCCGCTTCGCCAATGAGCCTCTCTCCTGGGAGATGGTCGCGGATTGGGTGTGCTCGGTCGGCGTGACGCTCATCGAGATTCCGTCCAACCCGCCCACGTACGCGCTCAACTCGACCGTTACCCGCTTCCCGTCGCAGGCGCTCAAGGACGCTCTGCTGTCGCAGGTCCAGCAGGTTATCCCGCTGATCAAGATCCAGCCGTTGCAGGCCCGGTATCCCGCCATCTATCTCTCCGACCGGCGTTGCACCGTGGGCGCGCAACTCTACCAGGCGCGGCTGATCGACTTCGACGGCATCTCGCAGGGCATGGGTAACGAGGCTGACGAGGCCACGTTCGTCTTCGGCAACGCCGACCGGGTGATGCGCGACCTCGCCAACGACGTGGACCTGTACCGCGCTGCGATCGAGTTCTCGCTGTTCCACGTTGGGCAGGGCATCAAACTCGACCTGTGGAAGGGCGACGTGGTCAACTGGTCCTTCGACGCCGGCCCGGAGTTCAAACTCTCGGCGTCCGATGGCCTGTACGAGTTGAACCTGCCGTACCCGGCGCGCAAGATCAGCCGCACCTGCTGGAAGGCGTTCAACTCGCAGGCGTGCCCGTACGCCACGGCCGGCGCGCTCGATCTGGTCCACTTCCCCGACGCCGCCGCCAACTCCTGCGACAAGAACTACGAGACGCCCAACGGATGCCTCGCGCACGGGATGAAGAGGTACTACGGCGGCATTCTGGCCGAACCGCAGGGCGTCCGGATCAAGGACAATTCGACCGGCGTGTGGGGCTTCGGCAGGAGCACGCTCACCAGCACGTCGCAGGTCGCGGAATCGATCTACGACCAGGTGCTGCCGGAGGTCTACACCGACGTGGCCATGCCGGTGAACTGCAAGGTGGCGGCGGGGCGCGACGAGAGCGATTTCTACGAGGCCTTGGGAATCGTGGGCGAAGGCCCGCTCGTGGCGTTCGACACCACCCACTACGAGGACAAGGACGGCGACGGCAACGCGGAGACGCTGGTCGGCCACACGCTCGACGGACAGGCCCACCACGGGTATCCCAAGAACGACTATGGCCTGCGATTGGTGCTTGGCAGCGATCCGGCCGGAGACACCGATTTCTTTTCGCTCGATCAATCCGGAAACCAGACGGGTGGTGATTGGCGCAAGGTCTATTCCGGTAATTCGACGTTCAAGGACAACTTCGCTGCGGGCACGGCGTTCGTGGTGATCCGCAGGTCGGACGCGAAGGGCCTCCAACTCTCCAAACCCGGCGACCACGCGATGATCGCTACGGTGCTGCAGGGCATGAGCGGGTGGGTATGGACCAGTCCCGGCGTCCGCGCGTACGGCCCGGCGCTCACCAATCCGGTGTGGATCGCCGTCAATATGCTGATACGGGCGCGCGGTCTCCGGCTGGGCGCGGGCGCCACGAGTGCGCAACTCGACGCAGCGGAGGCCCTGTTCGACGTGCAGGCGGCGATCGACGCCGCCGGGATCTGCAACCAGAGCGTCACCAAAATGGTCGGCTCCGGCAGCGAGACGCAGTTCGTGTTCCGCGGCACCATCCAGGAGGAGAAACCCCTGCGGGACTGGCTCCAGGAAGTGCTGATGAACTGCCTCGGCTATTATACGTTCGCGTTCGGGAAGCTCCGGATCGGCATCCGCGAGAACAGCAGCGTGGTCGAGGCGTTCACGGCCGGCAACATCGTCTTCCGGAGCCTCGAGCTGGCCCCACTCAAGCCGACATTCAACCACCTGACCGCCAACTTCGCGGACCAGGACTTCGCGTTCGTGAATAACAGCGTGGCGGTGTACGACATCGACCACGCCACCCAGATCGGCGGCGCGGGTCCGATGTACCTGAAGTCGCAGGTCAACCTCTGCGGCACCTCGACCAAGAGCCAGGCCGCGCGCATCGTGAGCACCCGGCTGCGGGAGGAGCTGGGCGGCATCAACGCGACGGAGTGGAAGAAGGCCCGACAGATCGAGTTCAAGACCACGGTGCTCGCGCTCAACACGGAACCTGGCATGGTCTGCTCGATGACCCACGAGGACATGCCGGGAGGCTCCGGCGAGTTCCGGGTCGTCTCGTGGAAGCTCAACAAGGACTTCTCCATCGACGTGCAGGGCCGCACGACCACGGACTCGATGTACGACCTCGTGGCGGGTCCCAAGCCGGCCGACGTGGAACCGACGCCCGTGCCGGAGGAGATCCTGTACGGCACCGGCGTTCCCGGCCTCGTGAGTGGCACGCCGAAGCTCGGGGATTACGGAACGTTCGCGTTGGACGAGATCGAGGTCGCGCCGGATGCGGCCGGCAACATGAATATCGTCTCGGCGCACGAGATCGCCAAGTCGCTGTACTACGTGGACGAATTGGCCGCGGATCTTTGGGCCAGCATCGACTCCTCCATCGACAAGGACACTGACCCCCTCTCCCTGGCCTGCACCGTGAACCCCGCGACATCCCGCGTGTTCCGGGTGGGCGACTTCGTGATGTTTAACGACGAGCACCGGAACCCGGACGTTGGGTACCTCCGGGCCTATGAGTGTATGCAGATCGTCGGCCCCGGCAACGTGGGCGATGTGGTGCCGACCGGCCAGTTCCAGTTCGCCCGGAAGTGGGATGATGACACGCGCCCCGGCATGGCATGCTTCGAGACGCTGAAGTGCGCGCACCCGCAGGGGATGCGCTTCTTCAAGATCGACTACAAGACGTTCACGTACTCGGTGCAGAAGGGCTTTTTCCGGACGCCCGGTCTCCCGGCGCGGATCGAGGCCACGCTCCCCTCGGCGTGCATCGTCGCGGCGGTCGTCGGCGTGGCCAACCACTTCGGCTACGGCGAGATGAGGACGTTCCCGCTGGCCCACCACAGCGAACCGTTCATGCCTGGCGCCCGGACCTGCAACGGCGGTGCGTACACTTTCCAGATCCCCGGTCCTCTGGCGGTCGCGGACACGGTGGTGATCCCGATGCGCGTCCACGACAGCGCGTCGATCCGGTGCATCTTCGCCTATGTGCAGACGCCGACCACGGACGGCCAGAGCGCGTTCATGGTGAAGTACTCCCGCGACGACGGCGTCACGTGGTTGCCGTTGGAGTACATGGGCATCGCCCAGATGCTTCCGGACGGCGCGAAGAACACGTACGACTTCCTGGTGAACGCCGGGTACGGCAAACCGCAGACCCGCCGCCTGCCGTACGACGATTACGGCATCGTGCTCTATCAGGATGTGGTCGCCGGTCCCGGCCAGCAGACCGTGAACACGGCCTCTTATGGCGCGAACCCGCTAGGCTTCGATGTGGGCGAGTTCGTCCACATCAACCTCGGGCAGACCGACGAGGAGTATGTCCAGATTCTCGCGGCCGATCCGGAGAACCAGACGTTCACGGCGGTCTTCACCAAGGACCACGCGCTCGGTGCGACAGTGCGCCCGACCATCTGGCCGACGCCGATCCTTAATGAGGGCGACAGCCTCGCGTTCGATATCCTGGCGGTGGCCAACCCGGACCCGGGCAGCGATCTCACCGTCGTGATTCAGACGTGAACCGGGGTCCGGCTACGTTCGCATCACACCTGCTGCTTTTGGGTCGCTTCTCGTACAGCGGCGCGTATCCACTCCGCCGGAGGCACTCCGGTCCTGTGGCCGCCGTCAAGGTAAGTGCGGCACGTAAAGCCGAACGTACGCGCAGAACGGGCCGGTATTTCCACGTCCTGACCGTCGACGCGGATCGTCGGCGAGCCGAGAAAGCCGACCGCCTCTGCTGTTTCAGCATCATTTACTGCGATCTCGACCACCTCCTCGGTAACACCCTCTTGCTGGAGCACCTCTCGCGTCCGCCTGACCGCCGGAGGATAGTTGGGGCATCCGGATAAGTACAGGATCTCGACTTTCATGATTTGTTCCTTCTTGTCTTCGCTGGGCCAATC